TTTGACGCAAAGATTCTATTTTACGTTTTACAGACCATTCGTTGAATTTATGCAAGGGATTTTCACCTCCCTTCCAGTGCTAATGCGCACTACAAAAAGGCAGACTGGTAGTGTGAAATTCTGCCTTTCTCTACTACGTATTATCTTCTGATATTTGAAGCCACTACTGACGCATTTCCTTTCCCGTACCAATGAGCGTCTTCTGTAACCTCTTTCCATTGTAAAGGGTTGTTAATCTGATGAGTGTTAATCCGTGAACCAGTTCCCTTTTTATGTAAAGAATATGTTTTCATCATGTTTTCACAATCATCTATAGTTATAGTTTCCCTATTGATTTTAGGAACGTAGCCCAATGACTCAATAATAGATTTTACCCACTTATAGCAAGGATGTTCTGCAGGAACCATACACAATTTCCATTGATTCCCATTAAAAATGTGAACCGGAAGTTTGCCGTTTTCAAGCGTGTAAGAATCGCAGACCCATAGAAATTTTCTGCCTTTTACATCTGAAAATCTCCCATAGATAGAACCGGGAAAAATATTAAAATTATTTGGAAAAGTGACAGATTTTCTCTTACAAAGTCGTACATAAAATTTAGGTTCATGTTTAGCCATGGTATCACCTCTTAAAAATAAGCAAACTTATAGCCTGGATTTTTAGTTCTGAAAAGTAGCGTTTCGCTTCTGTTCATCAGTTACGGACTTTCACCGTAAGACGGAAGGCAGATTTTAGTCTGCCATTTTTAATGCGGAATAAAACATATCTTTTGATAATTTCATCCCCGGAGCAAGTGTCAGTATATGCTTCCATTTTGCATCCATTTCATAAACATTTCTTTCATATACTTTTCCATATATTCCATGTTCTCCTCTGTTTTCTGCTTCGATTTTTACTTGAAAATTTCCAATCATCATAATATTATACCTCCCATAAATCTAATTTGACCATATCAACAACGACAGTTCCCTTGTATTTCAAAGGATGAGCAGGGAGTCGAACCCTGCACACCTACTGTTTGCGCAGTATCATCCTATTTTGTTTCGCTTTTCTCTTCTGTAGTTTCCGGCTTAATAACCTCATGTTTTGACGCATTATCAAGAACAACTGCACAAAGAGTTGTAAAAGCTGAAATCTGAATCTTCTTATTACCGGACTTGTCGGTATAATCGTAGTTCTTGAAAATAATTTCTGTTTTGCCGTCTTTCTTTTTCTTCTCAGTGTTTCGTTTAGCAGACCCACCGAAAGAGGCAAGGAAGTTCCGCAAATCTTTTTCTGAGAAATCGGACTTTTTAGTCTTAATTCCATAAAAGAAATCACCTTCAGAACCAATTAAGCGGTTGAATACGGGACGTAAAGCATCTTTTAAGTCCGACATTTTACCATTGCTATAGTATGCCTGAATAGATTTTGAAATATCAACACCGCCCTTTTCAGTGTCGAAAATCTCATTGTCAAGACGGACATTCTTATAAATAGCATGAGCCATTAAAGTAATATGTACACGGTCAGTTGGACATAATGCGGTTACTTGTTCCATGGAAATAGGGAGAGAATTGCACTCCTCTGTTAATGCAAGTACTTCTTCACGGTCTTTAATAAACTGTCCTGCATCGTTCCCCAAAGCAGTGTTGACCATTTCAACCGGACAAGTCAGAACGTCAATATCTGAATGTAAATCTTCAATAGTTTTCTTACCATCTTTAAAGGTCTTTTTGTCCTTGACTGTAGCAAGTTCTGTATTCCGTACAAGTGTTTTTACATAACCGCCAAAATCGAAAGTAGAATCCTTAAGTCCATGAGCGTTACAATAGAATTTTTCAGTGTTTAACATATATGTTCCTTCCATCCTTGTTTTAACGTGGGGACATCCACAAAAAAATATTGTTTTGTTATTGTATCCGTGTTTATTCACGGGAAAGGTCACAACCGGAATGACCCGATTCTATCCAGTAAAAGGGTAGACTGTGCCTGGCACAATGTGACCTATTTATGTAACATTTTCACCTAGGTCTTTAGGTTACTTTGATTGATATTTAATTCGTATTCAAGGAACAAAGAACTTTTATTTTTTCGGATTTATTCATTCTTTACAATCGTATTTTTACCGGATGTATTATATAAATCATTATGTATTTATCCGGTGAACCGTTCCCGTTACAACACCCTTTTTATAGGGTATACGGTTCTAAAGCGTGAATGAAAACGCTTGCTATATTGAAAAGGTTTATAGATTGAATGAAACATTCAGATATGATACAATGAAAGATGGTTGAGATTGTTCTTTTTTGTATCATTGCGGTGAAGCACCGGTAAAACCTTTTTCAATACGTTTATAGTTGCTTGCCGTTCTGTAGTAATGCCATGCCCGAAAACATAACCATCATAGTTTTACAAGTTGCCGTTGCCATCCTGCTATAGAGCATCGTGTCAAGTTTAACATCCCCGTTCTTACTTGTTTTCGCAACGTGCGCTTGTTCGGTAGTCTTTTATACTTTGGTTAGACTTTGCACCATGTACAACCTACTTGTACATGTTCTTAACGTTTGGTGTATGACCTTTTTACAATGGCTGTTAAGATAGCCACGCTCGGACATTCTGCCGAACCAACGAATTAATAAGTCAATCGTTACAAATGAGTAACGGTTAAGGTTCCGACCCTCTTGCGTATGCACTAATATGTGGGGTATGACCCCTGTCCTTGTGGACATCTTTGATTATACGCTTATTAGACCTTTTTACAAGTCTTTTTTTAGATTTTTACTATTTTTGTTACTATTGCACAATTTTTTATTGATGTTTTAGTAATTATGCACAAATTGCGGATAACTATGTGGATAACTTTACTATATCTGTGGATAACTTAACCGATAACATTTTATTGTACCACTGTACTATTCTAATAATACAGTCTTTCGGAAACTGGACTGTTTCAACAACTACCACCACCACAAAAGCAAAACATTTGTTCACCTACGGAAAAATACAGAAATACCGTTGTTTTTGCCCCTATGGGGGTAGATCAAACTCAAAAAATGGCAGCGTTTTCAACGCCAGGCTATAGCTGATTCACCTACAGACCCTCTTAAAAATTTTTCTTATCCGATATTTTCAAAAAAGCCAACAAAATCAACAAAAAACTCACTTTTATCCAAAATATATGTTATCGCAACTCATATCGTAAAAATCCCCAAATCACACTATTTTCACCTACTCCAAATCCCCAAAATCAAAATTCCACCTCTCCAAAATTTCACATCAAAATCTCAAATCTTCCTATTAAATAAGGAAAATCTCGACGCTATATTTCTAAGTACATAATTTGACAATATTTCTTTATTCATATATAATGATGATTCAAAATGAGGATAATAATATGAACAAACAAACCAGACTAAATCAGATTAGAATATTAATGTCAGACGGAAAGCAACGTACTCGTACCGAAATTCAAGATTATATAAAATCCTATTGTAACAATCAGAATGACAATCCCAACTTATCAATCGGTAATGATATATTTGAATTAACTCATTCTAATGAATTACAAATGGTTTCCAGATCAACATATATAGCAACCTCGACATTAAAAGAAAAATATATTAAACTTCCAGATCAAGATATAAAGAAGAAACTAATTATTGCAACAGAGCTTTATAATGAAAAAGCAAGAAATATTCTAAAACAATCACGATCAAATGAGACTGATCTAGCATATTCTCTAATAAATAATTTTTGCACAGATATAATTAATGATTGCAAACAATTACAATCTACTGAAGGCAGATAGAAATATCTGTCTTTTCTATTCCATAAAAAAT